TATTTTTGAATTATTAAAAAAATATGCCCATCCAATTAGTTATAAAATAATAAATTGGAATAATAAAAAAAATAAAAATATTCCAAAAGAAATTCAGAAAAATAAAATAATAGATGATAGAACAATATTAGAAGATTCTGACATGTTTGAATGTTTTGATCTGATGAGAACAACTACATTATTTAGTTTAAGAGTTAATGGTATAAAAATAGTATTACATGATTTAGATAATAAAAGAACATTAACTATTAATTGTTTATGTGATAATATATTAATTAATAATATTAAATATCCTTTTTTAATTAATAAATATAATGACTTATTAATTTATTTAAATAATAATAATTTTAAAAATAATGATGTTTTTGATGAAGAATGCTGGAATAATTATATAAATATAATAAATTTAAAAGATTTTTTAATATATAGTAATTTTGAATTAATAAATAAATATACTTACATTATGAGTCAAAATTTAAATAATGAACAAAAACCGATAAATTCAATAGTTCAAGATTTTATAAGCAATGATTTATTTGGAAAACGTAGTTTATTAATACAATTATTAATTAATACAAAAAAACAAGAATTTCAATATATATCGTATTTATTATATGATTTATTATCTTGTGATAATACTAGTAGTTATGATTCTGATAGTCAAAAATTAATTTATGAAAGTTTACCCTTATTTTGTAAAAAAATTTTTAAAAATGCAATGTATCAAACAATAGAATATACAAATAAATTATCAAATATAGATAATAATAAAATTCCTTTAGAGCAGCAAATATGTTTAATGAAAGCAAATGATAATATTAAAGAAAAAGCTATGCAAAAATTAAAAGAAATAAAATCAAAATCAGAGGATTCCGGATCAAAAGCCAGACAATATTTAGATGGGTTATTAAAAATTCCTTTTGGAATTTATAAAGAAGAATATATATTAAAAAAAACTAATGATATATTAAATATTTTTAATAACATTAAAGAATTGTTATCTTTTATAAAATTAGATAATATTAATTGCAATGAAATAAAAGAATTTGTAAATTATTTTAAAAAATTAATTATTGATAAAAAATATAATTCATTGGAAATTATAAACTTAACAAAAAATATTGATGAAAAAAATAAGTTAATTTATTTTAATATATTTAATTCCATAATAAATAATGTAAATAATAAAAAAAAATCACTAATATATATTATAGATTCTATTAATATAATAAATAAAAAATATAATTTAAATGTACTATCTAATAAAGGTAATCTTAATGATTTAAAAAAAGAAATAAATATTTTTTTAATAAACAACAAAGATAATATAGATTTATTAAAAGAATTGGTAACGTTATTTGAATCACTTGATAAAAAAAATATAACAAATAATATACTTAAATTAGAAAAATATATATTAAAAATTAATTCAAAAAATAGTGAAATAGTTAAATATATAGGATCTTTTAACAATATATTAGAAGATGCTATTCATGGACATAAAAATGCAAAAATTCAAATAGAAAGATTACTTGGACAATGGATAAATGGAGAAAAAACCGGTTATTGTTTTGGTTTTGAAGGTGCTCCTGGTATAGGTAAAACATCACTAGCAAAAAAAGGAATAGCAAATTGTTTAAAGGATATAAATGGTGATTCTAGACCATTTTCTTTTATTGCTTTGGGAGGATCATCTAACGGAAGTATATTGGATGGACATAATTATACTTATGTAGGATCTACATGGGGTAAAATAGTAGATATTATAATTGAACATAAGTGTATGAACCCAATTATATTTATAGATGAATTAGATAAAGTAAGTAGAACAGAACATGGAAGAGAAATAATAGGAATTTTGACACATTTAATTGACAGTACTCAAAATAATAGTTTTCAAGATAAATATTTTAGTAATATTGATTTAGATTTATCAAAAGTTTTATTTATTTTTTCATATAATGATGTAGATTTAATAGATAGAATATTGTTAGATAGAATTCATCGCATTAAATTTGATAATTTATATTTGGAAGATAAATTAATAATTTCAACAAAATATTTATTACCTGAATTATATAAAAATTTTGGTATTGAAAATATAATACATTTTAATGAAGATGTAATAAAATATTTAATAGAATATTATACAAATGAACCAGGTGTAAGAAAATTAAAAGAATTATTATTTGAAATAATATCTAGTATTAATTTAGATTTATTAAAAAATAAAAATTTAAATATACCAGTAAATGTATCTATTGAATTAATCGAAAATATATTAACAGATAAACATAAAATAAAAATTTTACAAATAACGAAAGAACCTAGTATTGGATTAGTTAATGGATTATGGGCAAATGCATATGGCCAAGGTGGAATGTTAAATATTGAGGCATCGTTTTTTTTAACAAGCACATTTTTAGATTTAAAATTAACTGGTATGCAAGGTGATGTAATGAAAGAAAGTATGACTGTATCAAAAACTTTAGCATTTAGTTTAATAAATAATGAGTTGAAAGAATCTTTAATAAATGAATTTGAAAAAACAAAAAATCAAGGAATACATATTCATGTACCTGAAGGCGCTACACCAAAAGATGGTCCATCAGCAGGTGCAGCAATTACTTTAGTAATTTATAGTTTATTAACTAAAAAAAAAATAAAAAACGATTTTGCAATTACAGGTGAAATATGTTTGCGTGGTAATATAACAGCAATTGGTGGATTAGAATTAAAGATTTTAGGAGGATTAAAATCAGGAATAACAAATTTTATTTATCCAGAAGAAAATTTAAAAGATTTTAATTTATTATATGAAAAACATTTAACATTATTAAAAGATTGTAATTTTTATAAAGTAAATAATATATATGAAGCTATAGATTTAATGTTAATATAAAAATAATTAAAAAAATTGGTAGTATAATTTTAATTAATATTATATTTTATTATATTAATAAAATATAATATACTATGTATCCTATTACTTTTACTTTGACAAATATTACAAAAATAATTTCATTTATGTCACCTTTTTTACTTTCATTAACTATAATTTTATATTCTATTTTAGCTAATAAAATAGTAAAAGGTTTAGTGCTTTTAATTGGTATAGTTATTGTTACATTTATTAATTATTTATTAAAAAATATTATAAAATCAAAACAAGCTGTTAATGCATCACCATTTTGTAATATATTACCATTTCCTTTTACATATAAAGAAAATGAATCAGTTTTTGATTCACCATCATTAAGTACAACAGTATTAGCATTTATAAGTTCTTATTTAATATTTCCTATGTTTACATATGGTAATATTAATTTTCCAGTAATAATATTTTCATTGATTTTTATTTGTTCCAATGGAGTAGTTGAATATATGGATAAATGTAGCCAAGCAGGTGGAATAGTTCTTGGTTTTATCATCGGTATAATTTTAGGAATATTATATTATAATTTAATTGTAAGTAGTGGTCATCCAGATATTGCATATTTTAATCAAGTAATTAGTGATAATACACAATGTACTAAAGCGGGACCAAAAAAATTTAGATGTACAAAATATGTAAGAGGCGATAGAGATAAAGAAGGAAATTATGTACCTATAAAAACAGAAGATTCAACGGAAACTACTGATAGAGCTATTATTAGTCCTCCTACAAGTTTCAGTATGAATCGTATTTATACTCATGAATTAAATGGTACTTATTATTATTTAACTATGCCAACAAAAGGTACAACTGGAAAAACTAATGCTAATCATATTAGTAATTTATTAAAATGTGGAAATGTTATTAAAGAATCAAGTTATGGTGCATTTCCATTATTAACCGGTCATAATCCACTTAGTGATCCAAGTGAACATTATCAATATATTGTAGATTGTAGTGCTACAGATGTTATGACAAGTTTTATTAGAGACCTTATAACAGGTAGTACAGATCAAACTATTTGGCCTTATCATGTATCTGGTGGTGATATATCAGGCTTTATGGGAAAGCCATATTTAGATGTATTAAGCTTATATACATATACTGATAATAATAAACTTAATACGAATTTTTATTTAATTCCTGGAGCAGCTGATTTTTCTGTATGCAATGTACTAGCAAATCAAATAGGTTGTGGACCTTGTGTAGATATGTCATATGCGATTGCAAATAGTAGTTATGATATTCAATTAGGATTATTATATGAAAATCCTGAAACACTTGGAAATAGTTTTACAAATAAAACAAGTGCAGATATTGAAAGTGGAGGTGTTAAAGCCGCGGGTTGGGGATTAACTTATTGTGCTAAAAATCCAGAAGATTATACTAGTAGTGATCCTATTAAAGTAAAAGTAAGTCAAGTAGATATTAATCCACGTAAAGATACTTATGGTTATTCTAGTGATGCAGTTGATAACAGATATGCATATTGGTTAGAAGGTTTTAGTGAGACGTAAAATCATATTTAGATTGGTGACCAAATTAATATATTATTTTTTAAAAATAAAATAATATATAATAAAAATTTATTCCATAACATGTAAAATTTTTTCTAATTTTTGTTTAATTACAGGTAAAATATGTTGTCTATGAAAAGATGCACTCATTAACTGAGGCACATTTGAATTTTGAGAATAAATTATAGTAAAATTATGATATAATATCTGTATATTTGCTTTTTCATATTTTTCATCTAAATCTTTTAATTCAAATAATGGTTTATTTAATTTTTTATTAATTGAATTATGAAAATTAAATAATAATACTTTAAATTCTTGTTTGGAATTTATTGAATTAAAATTTACTTTATTTAATTTTTCAGTTGCATCTTTACTACATTCAGGACAAGGTAAATTAGAACATATAGTTTTCACTATAAAAATAAGATCTTCTTTTATATCAATATAACTGGAATCTTTAATTTTATGTGCAATAGTATGAAATAAAAACCATATATTATTTCCCCATGTTTTATTATCAAATGACATAATTATAATATATATTTATATCAATATAAATATATATTACTTTTAATTTAATTATGAATAATAAAGAATTATTTAATTATTATTTAAATAATGATGTAATTGATAATTGTGATTCTAATGATTTATGTTTAATAAGTAATATGATATTAGAAGATAATTATATTAAATTGGAATGCGGACATAAATTTAATTATATGCCTTTATATTATGAATTAGAATATCAAAAAAAGAAAAAAATATTAGATAATAAAAATTTAAAAATTAATGAAATAAAATGTCCATATTGTAGAAAAATAACACCTAATTTAATTCCATATTATAAATATTATGATACAAATTTAATAAGTGGAGTCAATTTTCCAGAAAAATATTGCATGAAAATAAATGAATGTAGTTATATTAAAAATAATATTAAATGTATTAATTCTGCATGTAAAACAAAAAATGGTTTTTTATGTAATAAACATTTAATATATAGTAAAATTAATGAAGATATAATAAATAATATAGATAAAACATTTTATGAAAATTATAAAAAAAAGAATATTAAAGAATTAAAAGAAGAATTAAGAAAATATAACTTAAAATTAATTGGAAATAAAAAAGATTTAATAGAGAGATTATATATAGATAAAAAAACTAAAGATAATGCTGCAGCACATTTACAAGAAGTTTGCTTGGCATATTGTAATGAAAAAATTAATAATAAATAATTATTAAAATAATATATAAATTAAGTATTATATTATTTTAATAATATGAGTAATGATACTAAAAACATATTAGTTAATTCAATTAAAGATTGGTTAACATTAAATACTAAATTAAATTCTTTACAAAAAGAATTAAAAGAAATAAGAAATGAAAAAAAAAATTTAGAGTCAAGTTTAATAAATATAATGGAAAATAATAGTATAGATGAATTTACAATAAATAATGGTAAATTAGTATATAGAAAAACAAAGACAAAAAATCCGATTAATAAAGAATATTTACATAAAATTTTAGAAGATTATTTTAAAAAAAATCCAGAAATAGATAGCACTGATGTTACACAATTTATATTAGAAAATAGAACTATAAAAGAGAATTCTTCTTTAGTAATTAAAGAAAATAAATAATAATTAAATATATAATTAATATATTATTAATATAATATGAATAAAGTGCCAATAAGTATATTAACTATATTTTTACTCTATGGAACAGGATTATTAATTGGTACATTTTTTGGTATAAATATGATATATACATTACCAATAATAGGATGGTTTATAGCATTAATATTATTTTATTTAATTTTAGATAATAAACATAAAAATATGTTTATGGAAAAATTAAATGAAATGAAAAAAGAATAAAAAGTTTTTATTTATTTTCATTAATTACTTCATTTATAATATTATGTGATATATTTTCTTTTAAATTATCAAAAATTTCCATAGAGGTTGGTTGTCTTTTAAATTCTCTATTAAAATTATTTATAAAATTATTTACAACACTTGTTTTTTTCTGAATCTCATTATTATCTATAACATCATTAATAAATGTAACAGTATTCCTTTTTTTTATATCTTCAATATTTTCGGTATATACAAAATTTTTTGTAGTTTCAATATTATCACAAATTTCAGGTTTAATTATTTCTAAAAATTTCTTTTGCTTAGCATTTGGATTATTTAAATCTTTTATTTTACCCCCGGAAAATGTAATATTAAATTGTTTAATTATTTTAGCTTCAATTGGTGGACTAGTTTCCATTAATCTATCAAATTCTTCTTTTGCTAATTTTAACATTTGATAAACAGGTGTTCTTTCAATTCTGGATTTTCCAAGTTCTAATTTAAGATTTCTATAAAATTTATCCCAACTAATAGAACTGACACGATGTGCTTCATTTAATTCGCTTATTTTTAAGAATTGTTGTATTGTAGTAATAATACCTGCTAATATATTAATACTACCAACTGCAACACTATAATATGCTACATATTCTTCTGGTATTCTTTCTTGTGCAAAATTAGCGGTTCCTGTTAATGTACTCATTATAATAACTGGTATAGTAAACCATCTATTTTTAAATGCATAATTAATTTGAGAAGTAGAATGAAGCCATCTATAACAAATAGCTTTATCAGCCCATTCAACTAAAATTTGTTCATATTGAGAACTCCATTCCGCATTAGTTAATGGAACATTTTCATTAATATCTATATTTACTGAATCATCTTTTTTTTCATTTTTTTCAGAATTATTCATTTATAATATAAATTAATATTTAAATATAATATTTGTTTAAATATTAATGTCTTGTCAAGAAAAAATAGCATTATTAATTTTAGCAACATCTAAAAATAGAGATTCATGGTCGAATATAAAAGATAGTTATTTATTTAATATGACTTTAAAAAGTTTTCTTTTAACACAAAATAAAGAACATAATTATTTATTTTATGTAGGTATTGATAAAGATGATAGAATATTTGATAATAATGAAGAACAAAAAAATATAACACGATTTTCACAAGCATTTCCTAATATAGAATTTATATTTGTAACTATGGAAAATATAGAAAAAGGATATGTTACATTAATGTGGAATAAATTATTTCAAGAAGCATATAATAAAGAATGTACTTATTTTTATCAGTGCGGCGATGATATGGTATTTAAAACGGAAGGCTGGATAAACGATTGTATAAAAAAATTAAAGGAAAATAATGATATAGGGTTAGCAGGACCAATAAATAATAATAATAGAATTTTAACTCAAGCATTTGTTTCACGTAAACATATGGAAATATTTGGTTGGTTTTTTCCAAAAGAAATAAAAAACTGGTGCTGTGATGATTTTTACTGCAAATTATATCATCCAAATTATTTATATCCATTACATAATCATTTTGCAGAAAATATGGGAGGTCAACCACGATATGATATTCATAATATGAAAAATTTTGCAGGCAATAATCAAATGACATTTGCAATGAATGTTAATAAATTACGTTCAGAAGTATTTCAATTGGCAGATAAATATAAACCATTAATAGATGAATATATTAAAAATCATTGAATTAATAACCATTTACAATGACGTTGAGATTTTTCATGTCTTTTTTTATGATTAAAAGTATAAATAGCACCACAATTACATATATATTTTTTTAAATTTTTTTCTTTATATTTTTCATATTGATCTTTTATATGATTTGGATTTTTTTCTAACTCTTTTTTATATTTCATTTTATTAAAATCAGGAGTTATCTCTAATAATTGTTTATACCAAGTAATTTTATATTTTTTTTTTATTTTCTATACTTACATATGCATTTTGTGTATTTAAATCAGAATTAAATAATTCAATATATTTTTGCTCTATTATATTGATATGTTTTTTGTTATTAGATTCTTTTTTTTCTAATTCAATCATATACCAATTATTCCAACCACCATTTTCTTTTATTACTTTATAAAGTTTGTAGCTAGAAAATTTATAATTAGAATTATTACAACAACGTTTATGAAAACTCTTTCTTTTCTCAAACTCTTTGGTACTTCCTATATAAATTGATTTGCATCCATTATCATTAAAAAATGAATCACAAAAAATCATATAAATAGAATAAAACATTTTTATTATATTATAATATAGTATTATATTTATA